TTAAAGCCTATGTTTTATTTTGTCAACTTTTCAAATAATGCCTAAATCAATCAGCCATTGTGAACGTCCGTTTTTTCTAATCTCATTCCGTTCACTTACATTTTCAGGGTTAGCCCCTGTTACTGTTTCAGCGTTACATCTGCACCGCATCGCCATTCTAGGGTGCTTCGTCGTGGCTCCTATTGCCCCTCTGCTTAACCATTCGCCTCTAATACTACTTTTATAAATTGTTGAATCTTCCCATGAACATATCATGCCCTCCAAAGGTCTGTGTGTCCCACGCACACGCTCATCTAAAGCCGTACTCCATACATACAAATTAAAGCCAGTGCCTAGTGCGTTTAGTCGCTCAAGGCTTCCGCTTAAATTGCCTATCTCATTAACCGCAATTAACTTGGCTTTATTTAACCCTTGCTTGAATCTTTCTTTGATCTCTTTCTTTAATTCATTCAAAGCAACGCCTGCTAAAAACCCCCTTGCAATCGTTCCTAGCAATGCTTGCTTTTCATCGTCAAGCATCTTTTCAACCAGTCTAGCGTTTTCGCTCGTCCATGCTTGTATCATTGCTTCTCTATTGCGTATAATCCCGCCGTTTATTCCTTGCCCATTTTTTAACGCATCTTCCGCTAAGGCGTTAAATTGTGCAATGCTTGTCGCCTGCAATGCTCTTGCTTGGCTTAATACCTCTCGGGCAATCTTTGCTTTCTGTAGCAACAAATAAAGCACTAACGCCGTTTCTATTTCCTGCGTGGGGTCATTGCTCAACTCGTCTTCATCCAAACGCACTTTATACCTTTCTAAAATCGGGTATACTTGCGTTTCTATTTGTTTTTCAAAGTCGTTAATTAAACCAATCAAAAACGCTCTGTAACGCCTAAATATAATCGTTGGGAAAGTTGTTTTTTTAGTTGTAAGCTTAGGCATTGCTTTCCCTTTTAAAATAGGCTATAATGTCCGCATTACATTGGTTGGTTTTTTCGATTCCCCTAGTTGTCAAACCCTAGGGGCTTTTTTTATAACTTGGGATTCTGTGCTTCGTATATCATGCTAATTAAATCCGTAAACAAGCTTAAACCATGGTCGCAGTAGTCAAACTTTACACGTCCAAGTTCAGTATAGCCGTTATCGGTGAAAGGTGAACCCCAAAAAATAACCTCGCCTATAGGCATATCATCAGGCACGACTTCCCATTCCACAAAGTCGTTCGTGTCAAATGTGCAAGCGTCTATTCCAAAATCAATCGTTACTGGTTTCGGCTGTGTCGTCATCGCTCATACTCCCTGTTAGGTCGCTAATAAAATCGTCCTGTCCTTCTTTATCATACACTAAGTTACTGTTAAATCCGCCGTTGTGTCGCAAATCAAATAAATAACTTGGCTCAACCGCTTGGGCATCCATATAAATCTTATCACCTTGTGCCAACTTTAAGCGCTCCTCCGCCTTCTCAAGGTCTGTCATCGGTTTTAAACCGTACCACTCCCATTCAAAGGTTTCAGGTCTTTCGCCAGCCCACTCGCTCTGCTTTTCAAGTAAACTAATTAACCGCTCTAACACTGGCTGTAACGTCAAGGTCTGGTAACGCTCGACGCTCTTATACCACATATTCAAATCGCTTTCCCCTGTGCTGTTCATGCCTTCAGGTGAACGCCCATAAAGTAACGTCATCGGCATCCCTGCCTCGGCGGATACCAGCTCCATTGCCTTGTTAATAAGCGAATCATAACCGCCTACTGGCACGGTTGAACGGATGAAGTCCTCCTTCTCCGCATCCATTAAAATACTGTTCATCATTGACGTTGAATAATCAATATCCCTTAAACGGTTGGCGATATACTCTTCATTGCCTAAAGCGTAAGCTTCCATTAAGCTTTCTACTTTAAAAATCTTTAAATCGTAATCACTCGCCAGCTTGTTTAAAAATCCGTGCATGGCTAGGTAGTTGTTAAAGCTTCTATAAACGCCTTGTATTGTGGAGGCTCCCCAGCCTTGGTTGGTCTGCTTGATTCTGCTTGGCAAATAGTCACCCTCAAGCTTCAAAAGCCGTGTGTGGTGGATCTTCACTTGTTGGTTGTTTGTTAGCATCAGGCGGTAGTAAAGGTATTCGTTAAACGTCTCACTCATTGGGTCTTTGTCCCTGTCTTCATCAAGCATCAAAATGCTGTGTCGGTCAAACAAGGTCAACTTCTCAATGCGTACCAAGCCAGTCTCATTCAACGGCTTTTCTAGGTCTGCCACGCCGTCCTTTGCTACAATTAAAGCAACTGCACCGCCGTATAACCTCGCCAGCGTTGCCAGCTCCAAAAGCTTGTGAAACACGTCTATTCTTTCAAGCTCCTCATAAAGCTCGTGGTCACACTCAATGCCACGCCCTAGGGCTTCGTTAGGCATCAACTCAACTAAACGCCGTCCGATACCGCTTCCTGTGTAAACCGCCTCTACTGCGTAACGGTCTAGTAAGTTCTCCTGTTCAAAGAAGTTTGCCGTGCTTGCATCACGCCCAATCACGCCTAAGCCGTTTATCACGTTTACAATGCCGTCAAGGTTAAACCGTGGCAGTTTAAAGCTAGGGCTTGCGTTCTTGGCTTCGGCGGTCTTTCCTGTGAAAATGTCTTTAATGTTGTTTAAAACGGTCATTCTTGCGTGTCCCTTTACTTGTAAGCGTCAAACGCTGAAACCTTCTGCTTTATAAACGGCTCCAACGCGTAACGTATCGCATCAATGCAGTGGTTGTGCTTGTCCACGATCTGCGTGCTTATATCGTTCGTTCTAGCATCTACTTTGTACGAATATAATAATAACTCATTTATTGTTTCTTTACAACGTGGATGCACTACAATGCGTTTGTAGCTCCTAATGTGTGCTATGCCGTCTTCTACGCTCCCTTTGCCTTTCACAACTGCTTTGATGCGTTCCAAGCCGTGCTGTTTTAAGTAGCTGATTGATTCAGGGCGGGCGTTGTCGGCTCGTACTATCGCCCTGTCAATTTCAGGCATCGTTTGCTTAATGAAGTCCACGGTCTTATCAATATCAAGCCCCAGCTTTACGGCTTCTTTCTCAATGTAAAGCGTTTCGTCATGTATCCATACTTTCACGCACGCCGTGGGATCTTGTGAAAAGCCAAAGTCCAATCCATACAATGGCAAGTTCCATGAAGGATCGTCCACCCACTCATAAACGGGCGTTTGTGACTTTACCAGCTCGCCAGTGGCTAGTTGTTGGGTGTGTACGTTCGTCTTCACCAATCGCTGTACCTTATTCGGCGTGAACTCTCTCACCTCCCACTTGTCTTTGAATACTTGCGCGTCCGTGTGTGTTAGGCACTCACCTTCCCAAACGTGCTTATAAAGGGCGGGGTCACGTTCTAGCATTAAACGCCGTTCCATTTCAAGCACCGCGGGGAAGTGCTTGTTTTCGGTATAGTTCACCTTGGCGATATACGCTTCAGGGTGGGGCGTTGCTATGAAAAGCTTATAAACGGGGTCGTCTTCAAGCCGTGGGTTCATGGTCATCCATATTTCAGAATCAGGCTCCCTTATGGTGGGAATCAGAATATCGAGGCTTTCTTGGCTTATGGTCTGTGCCTCTTCTATCCAGCAGATATTTATGCCAGCGGTGGACTTAATGCTTTCGCTATTGTGTCGCAAGCCTTTGAATGTAAACTCACTGCCGTTTTTAGAGCTTATGGTGTCCCGTTGTATCGTAAAATAAGCCGATAGCCCCAAGTCTTCAATCCGCTTGCTCAGGAGGCGGTGGACGCTATCGCTGATTGAGTTTTGAAACTCCCTAGCACATAGCACACGCACCCGTGAAGTTAAGGCTCGCACGATTAAGGCATCCGTAAAGGTGAAACTTTTACCGCTCCCTCTACCGCCATACGCCACCTTGTAACGCTTAGGTCTAAAAAGGTTTTCGCTCCAGTGTGGGAAGTCAATATCAAAGTTACTCACTAGGGGCGTTCTTAAAGTTTACGGTCAAGTTTGGTTTACCGTCTATCGTGTGCGTGTTGTCTTGCTTGATCTCGTTTTTGTCGGTCTGCCCTAGCCATTGCTTACCTAGCCATATCTGCATAGTAACGTTGCCAGCCTCTGCTGACGTGTACTGCATACGACGTAGTGAAGTCTTGCCTTGCCCCGAGTATCTTTTATATAGCTCCGAAAAATTGACACCACCACGCTCTTTGATATTGCGTTCTAGGGTGTCTTCATCCATGTCCATAACACTGCAACATTCAACCTGCGTGCAGTTGATGCGAAGCATAGAAAGGAGCATCTCCCACTCCTTATCGGTTAAATCCTTGCGTGGTCGTCCGACTGGTCTTTTCTCGGTCATCTAATTAACCCTCATTATTTTAGGATAGGCGTTACGTTCAGAAATTGAATGGTGCAGGCGGTAATGCTTATCGCCCATTGACTTTATTGTTACGGCACTAGGGCAAAGCATTACTGTGTAAAATGATTTAACATAAGTTCCAAGTTCCAAGTAAACGTCGGTAAGTCCACCGCTATTTTGTTGCGTCGTGGATTGGTTTAATCTTAATTGGTTCAATGATAAAAAAAGAAATCTGCCTGCGTGCTGATGTGAAACATAAGCGTTGGCATCTTCGTTAATTGAGCCCATAAATGTGAAAGGTCTATTTGTTGAGCACAGAAAAAAATTCATAATTTTACGAGTCATATTTGCTTTTAGCGCGTTTTTGTTTTCTTTACCGCCGATAAAATCTCCACCTTGAAGAATGCCTAGACTTGCAATATTGTTATTGTTTTTATAAAACGCTACCAATTCTGAAAAAATAGAATCGAGCGAAAGAATTGCCAAGCATGCATATTTAAACCTGCGGTTAAAAGTATAATGAAAGCCAGTATAATCGTCGTCAAGCACAATAAAGTACTCGTAAGGTGTTTCTTTTTTAATTTTATTGAATACGGCGTTACGGGCGAACACAACGACTTTCATGTTGCCTGTGGTGTCCATTGTGTCGGTATATTGTTTGGCTTCATCTTTTGAGAATACAAGAAGTTCATCGGGATATATACGCTTATAGTCATCTATACTAGGATCCCTATCATCAACCAGTATATATATTTGTCCAGAGTAGTTTTGACGACGTAAAGTCTGATAGGTTTTGATATTAGTCGGTCGGTTGTGGGTTAAAATCACAACACAAAAATCAGTATCCATATTCAGACTCCGATTGTTGATGTATTTTTTTGGAAAGCTTAACAAACCCTAACTCAATAGCACGGTCGTAATCAGGAATAATTAAAGCTAATTTTTCAAATATATCTTTCAGCTCAAGGCTTTTTTGATGTGCATAAAAATCTGCTATTTTATCAAAGTTAAAAACCGTAAAACGATAACATGCAAGAATTAAAAAATCTTTTAATTCATCGGTTAGTCCTGATTCTTTTATAAGTTTAATAAAACGTAATGTTTTTTTACTGTCAAATAACTCTTTTAATTGAGGGCATTTTTCAGAAGGGCTATAAATAGGAACTTCTATTTTTTGCGTGTAAAGCTGTTCTTTTTCTTCGTCCGAAATTGTAAGTTTTAAAAACTTATCAAGTTCAGAATCAGAAAACCCTATTAGTTTCAAATTAAAATCATCCCCTAATAAATCCGATAGCTCAATTTTTAAAAAAGAATCATCCCACCCTGCGTTTAGTGCGAGCTGATTATCCGCTAAGACGTAAGCCTTGCGTTGCGTCTCGGTCAAGTGGTCAACCAATACCGTAGGGACTTCTTTCAAGCCTAGCTTTTTAGAAGCAAGTAAGCGTCCATGCCCTGCGATGACGTTGTTTTTATCGTCTATGATGATTGGGTTAATAAAGCCAAACTCTCGAATGCTGGAGGCAATCTGTGTCACCTGTTCCTCGCTGTGAGTACGGGCGTTGTTGATGTAAGGGATTAAGTCTTTTACGGCTTTTTGAGAGTATTCCATTTGGGTGTCCTTGATTAAATTAGTCTAAACACTAGCCATTATGCCTGATTCTTTCCGATTCGTCAATATCACTATGTAACGAAATGTAAACTATTTGAATGATTCAATAAAAAAAGTGTTGACAAGTTGGATACAATCTGTTATTATGTATACATAAGGTTAATCAAACGAGACGCCTTAGAGTTACGATTAAAGAAAAGGATTAAAGAGTATGAAACAATACTACAAATTAGACAATACCGTTAAAGTAGAAAACCCTTACATGATTATGCCCGATTCAAATGGTGTTTATCTTGGGTTTCAAGCCTTTCAAACAAAAAAAGGCGATGTTGCTAAAAAGCATATCAAGGGCTTACAAGCATTTATTGATAGTAAGCCAACTATTGCAGAATTGCTTGAGATTGGGATAAAAGTATACCCTCTTTGGGCTGGCGACAATGGCATTGGTACAAAAACCGTATCAGGTTCATTTTTTGCAGAGTCTCAAATGAAAGCACGGATTACAGAAAGCTTTTAAGTCTTATTACACGCTTGGGGGCTTATGCCCCCGCCGTTTAATTTAAAGAAAAGGAAACTGAATCATGAAAAAAATTGAAATTAAGTACGACGGTTTAAAAGCTGTATTCCCAAAAGTTCGCATCAGTAAAACTATTATGAAAAAAGCAAGCGAAGGTCTTGAACGTGGCAGATTTTACCATCACCGCCAAGCTAAAAAAGCTCTTGCTCTGATTGGTGTAGAGTGCGGACCAGCTATTTGCCCAGTCACACAACGAAAGCTTCCTTTGCACCTCCGCCACACGGCAAAAGGATGGTATCAGATCGCTTGGTAGTTTAAAGGGGCTTATGCCCCCACCGTTTACTTTAAAGAAAAGGATTTATGATTATGTTACTTGAAGATGCGATTAAAAAAAACCAGTTAGCCCAAGAGAAAAAAAAGAAGGCTCAAGCTCGTGCGATTAAAAAGCGTGAAAAGGATTATAAAACATTTAACACCATAGAAGAAGCGTTTGATTATATAGAAAAGTTAAAAAATGCAATAAGTTAAGATTACACTAGGGGGCTTATGCCCCCACCGTTTACATTAACC